CTGCTGCACGGTGAACGTCTCGCGCGTGCGATTGTGGTCCGTGTTCGTCTGAGGCGTGCTCCCGCGACGATCATGACATCGCGCGCCACCACGGCCGCGAGTCCCGTTGCCGGTCCCAGTGACGCTGATTGCTAGCCTTTTCCCCGAATCGCTCATTCCCGGCGCACTGTGGCCGATGACTGAAATCGTGGTGCGCCGGTTATCCACCGGGGTGTGGCCGCAGACCGTCAGGGAGGCCTTCCGATTCGCGTTTACCTCGGCATAGTCTCCAGCGATCGACAAAGAGCCGACCGAACCGCCTCCATGCTGGCACGCCGGCCGCAGGGCGATTGAGAAGCTCGTCTCGAAGAGCCGGTGCCTCCTCAGTTCCGCACGCCCATCTTGCGTCTGAAGGCCGAACATCGTGCCGCAGAGCAAAATCAGGTAACCGGACTCTCCCAGGGGCGCGCCCTCCACGTTCTCGATGCAGTAGGGAATCCCGCTCGCTACCAAACGCGCCCGCGTGTCGGGAATCAGGTTCGGGTGCTCCTTGGCGGTCGGCATAAAACGCAGAGAGGTGCGATCCTTAGGACGGCCCATGCTCGGTGCCTCCTGCCGACACATGGAGGGTCCGTCCGCTGAATCCGCGAGCCAGCAGCCAAGCTGTGGCTCGCTCGCAGTATTGATTCCAGCTGCCCTGTCTGGCGTAATGGTCGAGCTCCATGGTTTCCTCGTCGCTCAAACGTTCCAGGGCCTCGGCGATGGCCTGAGGAGTGAAAATAATCAGTGGCTCTGGCATATCAGTCGTCCTTGTACGGCAGCCATTGCTGGCGCACAGGCGGCGGAGGCGGCGGCGGAACGTTCAGCAAAAACAACGGAACTCCTCCCGGTACCGGGGTCGCACCCTCCAGGACCTCGTTCACGCACGCTATGGAGCGTAAAAGACTGAGGGAAGACCCGCAGACGTTCACGTTCTTGCGTGTGACCTGATAGTTGATTCGAACCCCCTGAGAAGAGAGGTCCGTCCAGATTCTGACGCGGTGGCCGTTCCTTCGGCCGGTCCACTTCCGTTTCTTCCTCAGTTGCGCGAAGATAGTAGCGCGCTGTTGATCGTCGATGATCATAAGCGTTGATCCTTTCACCGGTGAAGATCTAGGGGACCGCGACGGGAGATCCGGTCCCCTTTCTCTTTTCACTCTTCCCAGTTCATCCGGCCGGGAAGATTCGCCTTACCGCGGCGCGCCCGCGGTGCGGAATCGTAATTCGCGTGGTAGAACTCCCGCCATCCTAAGACTCGCCGGATCAATCCGAGCAAGACCAGGGCGGCGAGGAAGATGAGCGCTACCCGCATTAGATAATCATCCGGATTGTGACGATCATGAACCTGTCCTCCTGGTCGCTTCCGGCGTCTCCGAGCGAATCGCTTTCGGCGCACCGTGCGGCCCACAGTTGCACATGGCGCGGGCCCGCCGGGCCATCTCCCCGAGAGACAACATCCCGAGCGCATCGGCGTGCTCCGCCATCTCTTCGAGCGGCAGGCGCCGCAGTCTGTCCACCGCGAGCAGTAAGTCCGCCTGCCCGTTGGCGTAGTCCTGAAGCTTAATTCCGATAGCAGAATTACTCAATCGGAGTCCTCCATCCTCGCCACTTCCGACACCGTGAGACCCCTGGAGGGGCCGACGTACTTCTCCATGGCCTTGACCACCTGGTTGAGCTCCTGGGTGCGTTCGTAGTGCCGCTGATTGAGCAGCTTCACATACCAGCGAACCTGGCTGATCGTCGCGTTGGCCAACAGCGGACGCTTGCCTTCTGCGGTGAGAATTCGCCGCGGCAGATGGGATAGCTCGCGGAAGAGGACGATCTGCGCCGGCTTGGGGCGCACTTTCCGGCGGTGGGACTGGATAGCCCGCTGGAGGAAGCGGATCAGCAGCACGCTGGCGAATTCGTCGAGCGGGCTGAAGAGTGGGTCGCGATCGTCGTGAATCAACGACCGTACCACGTCGTCCACCGGCTCCTGCGGGTGGAGGATGGCGGCATTTTCCACCAGCCCCAAAACCTGGGATTTTAATTCCGAATCCGAAATTACCGTAGCTTTTGAGCCACACTCTGCAAGCTGTCTCAAAACGGCCTCTCTATCTCCCCGTGGACTAGTCGCCATGGGCGGCCTCCGCTCTGGCCTGGCCTTCTTCGCTGTCGACCGGCTTGCGATTTTGCAAGTCCTCAAGTTGCGCCAGGAGATGCTCTTCGTCTTCCCTCAAGCGCTGTAGCTTGGCCTTGGCGCGCGTAGTGGCGATCGACGATGTCCCGGCGTCCTGCAGGTCTTTGGTGGCGCAGACGATGGCATCGCGGACCTTGCGCAGCAGTTCGCGCACTCCCCGGACCTCTTCGCTGTCCGGCTCGATGAGCGGCGCGCCTTTTTCCCAATCGACCACCTCCATCCGCGTCGGATTCGCCGATGTCGGCCGTTCAACGGGATTGTCGTGGAACTTCTTAGGCAGGTATTTGATCAGCCACGCGAAGGGTGAACCCTTCTTGCGCGCTTCCTTCACCATCGCTTCAGCCATGGCAGCGATCTGCGCTATGGTGGCCTTCGGAGAGCCCATGCGGGATCGCCGGATGATCATGTCGCAGCCTTCCACGTCGGCATTCACATGGCCTCGCAACGTGTCCATTAGTTGATAGGCTTCAGGTCCGTACATTGGAGTTTCTTTCTTCCGGGGCTGGGAGACGAGTTCGCTCCCGGCGTCAGCCGGATTCGCGGAATGGGAATATTCGGCGCCTCTACCGGCGGATGGTGCTGACGGAAGCCCTTCAACGGGGGGATTTAGAGACGCCGAAACTGGTTGGGGCGTGACGCTGAACAGAGGCCCCTGAATGCCGGCGATGGTTGGCGATCCGGCCTCCCGTGCGATCAGCTCCGCCATGGAGCGTGCCCGGAGTATCTGGCGCTCATAAGCGAGTTGGTCTTTCTGCTGGCGCTGCTGGTCTTTCTGGCGCACTTGATCCAGACGCGTGAGTTGACGCACCTGGACCTGCATCTTCGGGTGGGCGCGGAATATCTCAGGATCGACCCCGAATTCGTTACCCCAGGTCAAAAATAGCTGGTCCGGGGTGAACGCGTTGTTGGAAGCATTGGACTTATCGTCGGACCTGTAGTCAAAGTCGGCTACAGCCCCCCTCTGTCGGTATGTCTTCGCCGGCTTTGGCCGAGCCAGGAGAAATATGCCGACGCGGATGCCCCTGCCGGTCTGGCCGAGTTTGCGGCGCTCTTCTGCAGGCAGCGTATGCAGCGGCGTGAGGAGTTTTAGTTCCACGGCCTTTTCGTACCCCAGGCCGAGCAGATTCTGGGGCAAGCACTCCAGCCGCGCCCTTTCGATCCAGCCGTCCGCTTCCAGGGTTTCAAAGACCTTGCGCAGTTGCTGGCGCGCCTTCTTCATCTCCGCGAGTTGTTGCTTCGAGGGCTGATAGGCGGAATCGGCATAGTCCTCCATCCAATACTCGAAGAGCTTCACCGCAATGCTGTTCGACGTCATCACCTCCGTAACCAACGGAGTGCCGTGCTCCTCCGCGCGCTTGTCGTACTTCCGGTGGAGTGTGGGACTCTCTTCGAAGACCTCGAAGCGCTTCAGCTTGCGCATCACCACGGCCAGCTCGGTCTCGAAAGGAAAGGTGTGGATGAACAGCACACCCAGCACGTTGACCTTGAGCGGCACGATTTCCGGCCGGATGAGCGCTCGCAATGGAAGCCGGCTATTAGTGCCCCACTCGCCGTCGTAGAGGCCCTGTGCCACGATATGAGGCGGGGTGTCCTTGTGGCGGGCCTTCTCTTTTATCCGCTTAGCCATGCTTCTGATCCTGGGTTACAAAACGTTGCAGGTTTACGCTTGGGAAAAGAGAAGCTCTGTGGCAGAATTGAGGAGAGCCGACTCCTTCCGGCGTTCTAAAGTTCAGCCTCGGCGCGCGCAACTTTCGACGGGAACGCGTTTCGAGGAAAATTCAGGGTATCGGGGGGAGACCTTCCACGGCTGCTGAGTGCGGCATGGCAAGATCGATTACAATAATCTTGCTGTAATCGAAACCCACCCAGTACCGACCACCCTAGAAAGCAGCCCAGACGCGCCGATAAGTGCTCCGAATGAGCCCCCAGGAGACTTACCTCCGCACTCTCCGAGAAGAGAGCAAGAGGTTGACTCAGGGGACGGTCGCACGGAACACAGTCGTCGGCTACCGCTACGACTGGGCTATGTTCGAGAGCTGGTGTCGCCAGTACAGTCGCGTGCCCTTCCCCGCAGACCCGGAAACGGTTCTGTTGTACCTCACCGATCTGATCCACCAGGGAAAGAAGCTCACCACAGCCAACCGGCGTAAGTGCGCCATCGCCTACGAACATCGCCTCCGGGGAACCGACTCCCCAGTTACTCAGGAAGTGAAAAGGATGCTCTGCGGCGCGCAGAGATTGATGGCCGAGAAGCCGCGGCAGATGGTTCCGATCACAGTCGGGCAGTTGTCCGAAATGAGCGGACAACTGGAAAGGCTCAATAAATTCACCGCCTGGCGGGACCGTGCGCTGCTGGTGCTGGGCTTCGCCTCCGCCTTGCGCCGCTCTAACCTCGCAGCCTTGCGCCTGGCCGATATTGAGTTCCGCAAGGAGGGGCTGGCGATCGGCGTAGGCCGCGAGAAAAACGATCAGCAGGGCCATGGGCGCCTGTTGGGAGCGCCCCGCGGACATCACCGGGCCACTTGTCCGGTACGGACGATGCGAGACTGGCTCAAGCGCCGCGGGGAGATGCCCGGTCCGTTGTTTCCGCGGCAGCGGAGGGACGCCGGTTGCTTGGACGGCGACTCGGTAACACGCATCGTGAAAACCTGCGTTCGAATGATCGGCCTGGATGCCAAGCAGTATGGAGCCCACTCGCTGCGCGCCGGATTCATCACCGAGGCTGGACTCGCCAGCGTGGGCGAGTTGCAGATTGCCAAGCAAACGGGACACCGCTCGATGGCGGTTTTGCGGCGCTACTTCCGGCCGCAAGACCTGTTTCGCGGCAACGCTGGCGCGATGCTGGGGCTGTGAGTTCATACCTCTGCAGTGTCGGCTGCCGGCTTACTGTCGGCGACTGGCGGATGCCAGCGGGCGTTCGCCATGCGGCGCGCGCGCTCAGAGCGTTGCTCAAGAGTCATGGTCTCTATTCGCTTGCGCTTGGCCGCTTTGGCCCCTCGCTTCCCTATGACCGCCATCACTCTGCGAATTTCCGATTTGCGCATGATTACTCCGAATGATAGTCCCATGCATAGCTGGAATGCAACAGAAATTTCAAGGTAGCCTCCGGAAGTCTACCGCCAGTAGCCGCCCCGGAACGAACGCAGTAGGCTCTCCAGTCCAGCGTATTGAGAATACATATAGAGAGTACAGATAGGAGACCCACCGGCCCCCTTCTTTGAGAGTGGAATCGACACAATCCCGTCGTCGTCGTGTTCCCGCTTTAGAGGGCCGGAACAAGAACGACGACGACGTGCCGCAGCCTAAGCCCCCAGGAGCGCACACAACCCAGCGCCACACGTGCAGCCCGGAGGATGGACCCCCCGGAAGCACCATTCCCCGAGCATGGCTTCCGGATGGTGGAGAGCCCAGAGGGTCAGGCGATCGCGCCCGTGAGTTCCCAGGCAGCGGTTGAGATCGTCGATGTAGCCGGCAGCCGTGCTTTCGGCGAGGCGGAGGGTGGCGGCGATGGCTTTGGTGGTGTGATCGGAATGGAAGTCGCAGAGGATGCGAAGGATCTGGCCTTCTCTTACCGACAGCCTGATTCGCCCCTCCCGGTCGGTCTGCATGGCTAACTTTTGGCTACGTGTGGATTGCCGCCCGCAGTTTTACGGGATTGTTCCATTGTAACTTCGCTCCTATGATTTCCGATAGATGCCTCCTTTTATCGAACTGCCTAAAAGGCCATGCCTCAGTGAGTCCTCCCTCAGACAGAAAATCGACCGCGCCGGGGAGTTGGACCGTCAGATCCAGCTCGTCGCCCCCGCGGTCGACGAGTACGAGGCCCTCAAAAAAGAAATCGCCGACCACTTCGGCGAGGCGCCGGCCGACAAGCCCCAGGTTGCCGACGGCGACTCCTACCAGGTCCAGCTTGGGACCAAACGGCGCGAGCGCACGATCGTCGACAAGAAGAAGGTGTTCGGCCTTCTGAAGAAAGCCCTCGGCTTCGAAGGCCTGCTGGCAGTGATCGATATCTCCCTCGGTACGGTCGACAAGAACCTGCCGGAGAGTGCCAGCAAGAATCTGATTAACGACGAACGGAGCGGCTACCGCACGTTCAAGTTGGTTGCCAGGCGTCCGCAGGGCGCTAAGGCGGCCTGACATGGCAAACCTACTGGCGCGCGATATCAGGGACGTGATCCGCGATCGCATGGCGGACAAGATCGCCCGGCAGCGGCTGGAGATCGAGCGGCTACGGTCGCAGCAACTGGCGAGCCTCAAAGAGCGCAAGGCGCGGGTGGAATTCCTGATCGGCGCTTTCGAGTCGGCGCAGTCATGCTCGAACTAGCCAGCGGCGCCGATCTTGAGGAGGCCGTGATCGTAACCATCTCGAAGGGGCGGGGCAAGTGCGCAGAGGACAAGGCCGTGTTCCTGATCCTGGCGGGCTGGAAAACGACCGACAAGGGCTTCACCTGGGACAGCCCCAGGGGTGTGCGGTACCGCGGCCCGCACCTGGCCTGGATCGCGATGCGGCGCCAGGCCAAGCGCCGACAGAGGACAGCCTGATGGCCGATCTACAATCGCGGCCTTACAATCCGTCGCCGGATCTCTGCTGCGAGGCCTGCGCGTTCGGCCGCGGCGGTCATGCCGAATGGTGTCGCCATCGGCCCGAGCCGGTTCCCGTACGCACTCGATGCAAAGGTACGTGCGGCGAGCCGGTTCCCGTACGCACTCGATGCAAAGGTACGTGCGGCGATGCCGAGTGCGAGGACATGGAAAGAGCTTGGCAAAATGCCCGCGAAGGGAACTAAAGGCACTCGGTCGCAGAAAGACGTCAAACGCCGCATTGTGGCCGCCGGCGCCATAACGGGCAAGCGCACCTCGGAGATCGCCAAGGATGCCAATTGCAGCGAGCGGCACGCTCTGCGCCTGGCGGCCGAGACAGAGACGAAATTTATCATCGCCAACGCCCTGTCTCCGTACCGCGAGCAACTGCGCAAGATGGCCGGCAAAGCGGTGCGCGCGGTGGATCGCGCTTTCGTCGCCAGGAAGACCGATAAGGCGGACCATTTTACCCAGCTCAAGGCGGTGGAGCGTTACGGCGATCTGCTGGAGTTGGCGGCGGGAGATACCCGTTACCTGGGCAAGGACGCCGATGCCGGCCGGCATCTGGTGACGTGGCAAGAATTCATTCTGATCGGCAAACAACGCAGGGAGGTAGTCGAGTGAAACAGGCCGGCAAACCACGAGATGGCGAAAGGCCGCCTAAGATGCCCGTGATACGACTCAGCAAGCGACTCTGGGCCGAGTATCTTCACCAGGTGAAGGCAAAGGCCGTGCGTGCCGCGGCAGAGAACCGGCTCAGGCAGCAACGCGAGCGGATCATCGTCGACCACATGCACGTGGCGCGCGCTATCGCCCGCCAGGTGTTTCACAGTTTCCGGCATGCCGCGGCTTCGGGCAGCAACAGGATCAGTTTCGAGGACATGCTCTCATCGGCATATGTCGGCCTGGTGGAGGCGGCCGGCCGCTGGGAACCGAGCAAAGGCGACTTCGCCAAGTACTGCTACTTCCGGGTGCGGGGTGCGATCATCGACGCCCACCGCCGGCAGGCGTACCAGGAACTGCTGCCGGTCTCGTTCGAAGAGTGGGTGCAAGGAGGCGAGAAACATACCCGTGAAATCGCGGACCGTTCCGCCCTCCCCGACGAGCTCGCCGGTGGGCAGGAAAAGGCGCGCCTGCTGGTGGCCGTGATTAACCGGGTGCTCCCGGACGAAGAGCGCGACGTGATCCGGGAAGCTCTCGCTGGCAAGAATGTCACGGAGATAGCCCGAGCTCACCGGCAATCGCCGCTGTGGGCAAGGGCGAAGCTGAACGCGGCGCGAGTGAAGGTAGCCGCGGAAGTCCAAAGGAGAGTGGCATGATCCTGCAGATCCGTCTTTTCCGCCTCGTGTGGGAGCTCCTGTGGGTCAAGGGGTTCCTGGTGGGGTTCACCCTGCCGGATGGCGCCTGCCGGGCCCTAGGGCTCAATCTAGGGCCATTTACGATCTGTATCTACATCGAGGCGATCCCGGCCCACTGCAAGATCTGCCGGCGCCCGCTGAGGTGGGGATTGCACGGCAAGATAGGCAAGCGGTCGCTGTGTAAACCGCGGGCCTACAAATGTTGCGATGTCTGGTGTCGCGATAACGCGCTGGCCGGCGATCTCCGCTGTGAGTTCCATTCTGCCTTGCACAAACGCTCCTCGCTATGAGCCGCGACGACCTCATTTTCCTGGGAGCCTGCATCCTGGCGGCGCCGGGCGGAGTGTCGCTGGCCGGGGCAGTTGAAAAAGCCGAGGCGTTAATGGCGTTCTCGCGCTCGCGCACCTCGGTCTCTGCTCCACCGGTGGCGCCGCGGAACCTTCGGGAGGAACTGCTGGCAGACCGCGACCGTAAAATCCGCGAGGCTATGGAGATTTGCGAGTACAACATTTCCAAAGCCGCCCGGATGGTCGGGATGAAGCGAACCACCCTCACCGAGCTCATGAAGCGGGCAAGGGCGCAGGCCGCGTGAAATACCAGGAGCTGCAGCGCGCCTTCGCCGATCACGCCCGATTCTGCCGGGAATCGCTGGTAGTCGAGAACGAACGCCGGCGGATTGTGCCTATGATCCTGCAGCCTGGCCAGGTCCGTCTGCGGGAAGCCATCGACAAGGAACGCAAAGCCGGAAGGCCGGTCCGGATCGTCTACCTGAAATCGCGCCGCATTATGGCCACCACAGGCACCGCGGCGGAGTTCTTTCGCACCACCGCATTCGACGCCGGCGTACACACCCTGGTGATGGCGCACACCGACGACGCGGTCAAAGAGATCTTCCCGATCTATAAGCGCTTTTACCAGAAATACCTGCCCTTCGGTCTGAGTGAGGATCCGCCCCCACCGGGCAAAGACGACTACGCCATCACTATGGGCCCGTCGCGCGCCCTTGCGAGCGAGATCTACTGGGAACACGGCGGCGATCCCGAGTCGAGTTACATCAAGATCCACACCGCCGGCAGCGAGAACTTCGGGCGCGGCACGCGGTTCACCAACGCCCACTTTTCGGAATTCCCTTATTATCCGGATCCGGCGGCCACTATGCGCGCGGTGATGTCGGCGGTCCCTGCCCTGCCCGATACCTCGGTAGTGATCGAGGGAACCGCGAAGACCATCGGCGACACTTTTCAGCATATTTGCCTGGAGGCGCTCGAGCACCGCGGCGAGTGGGTGTTCCTGTTCATGGGCTGGTGGGAGCACCCGCTCAACCGGATGCCCCTCTCCGTGCCTCCGGACCGCTTCCAGGAGTCGCTGACACGCGAAGAGCGCGAACTGATGGGCAGGTACAACCTCGACCTGCCGCAGCTCGCCTGGCGCCGCTACAAGATCGGCTCCGAGTTCCCCAACGACCCGCAGGGGTTCAAACGCGAGCATCCCGCCACTCCCGAGGAGGCGTTCAGCGCTTCGTCGCGCAACCGGTTCTCCATCCCCCATATCAACCGGATGCCGATCCAAAGAAATGCCGTCGCCGGCGAGCTGGCTTACGACGAGATCGGCGCCGAGAAGCGCCTGGTGTTCCTGCCGAACGAAACAGGGCCGCTCACAATCTACCGCATGCCGGAGCGAGGCAGGCTGTACGCATGCGGCGCCGATCCCTCCGGCGGCGCCGATGCCAACCTGGGCAAAGGCACGGCGGATCCCGATTGGGCGGTGGCACAGATCGGCGATCGCGACACCGGCGAGCAGTGCGCCACGTTACGCCTGCGGTGCATGCCGGGAGAGTTCGGCCGCCAGGTCTACCGGCTGCTGCGCTGGTTCAACAATGGCCAAGTGGCTCTCGAGAGAACCGGCGCCGGAGTCGGCTCCCTCGAGGCGCTGCTCAACGAGAACTACCCAACCTCGCTCATCTACCACCGCGCGGTGGCTACCGATCAGGACCCCGAGGTGCGGTCCGACAAGATCGGCTGGCAAACCGACGAGGTGAGTCGCCAGCAGCTGATCTCGCTACTCGACGACGCGCTGCGGGCTCCGTCGATCTTCGTCCACGATCCGATCACGATCCGCGAGCTGCTCACCTTCGTCATTAACCCGCGAGGCAAGCCGGAAGCCCAGGCGGGCGGGCATGACGATTGCGTGATCGCCCTGGCTCTGATGGTGGTGGTGATGGCGCGCATGCCGCGCCCGGTCATCCCTGCCTCGCTGACAGCGCCGCAGTTGCAGAAGTACGGCCAGAAAGTCGAAAGAGACAGCAGGGGCCAACTTGTCAAACTGCGCCGATAACACACCGCAACAACGCGCGCGGCTACGGCGCACGCCGACACACAGCGAAGCCGAGGCCGATGAGCATTTCTTCGCGGAGCTGCTCACCGACTACGGTATGGCGGTCGAGTTCGGGGATGCTCGCCTGGCGCGGTTTTACCTCGACGAGTGCGTGAAGAAATACAGCGAGGCGGTGCGACGATGACCCAGAAAGACTATCAGCTGAAGTGGCCGCAGTCCGAGCTCGACCGCATCGGCAACCGGGTCGAAACGGACTACCGCGCCGACATCGCCGATCACAACCGGAGAATCGATCGCTGGCGCGGCTACTACCGCCGCTGGCGCGGCCTGGTGGACAGCCCCAACGAGGGAGAGGAGACCGCCTCCAACCTGCCGGTACCCTACACCCGCTGGAACTGCATGACCAAGTGGGCCAAGGAAATGGACTCGCTCTTTGGCGACGACGCCGAGATTGTGGCAGTTCCGGTCGGACCCAGTAACTACAAACGCGACCAGAAAATCTCCAAATACATGAGTTGGCGCGTGTTCAACTCGATGAAGCTGACCAAGCGTTTCTGCGAGTTCGTGCTCCGCAAAATCATCTTTGGCCGATCGGTAGCCTATTCGCCCTGGAAGCGCGACACCTTCGTCGTACCGCCAACGGAGGACACCGAGCAGGCAGTGAAAAAGGGGTATCTCAAAGACAGCGAGGAAGACGACGGCGGCTATCGCGTGGTGGACTACGAGGGACCCGACTTCGATCCGCTCTGGCCCGACGACTTCATTGTGCCGGCGGAGGAAGTGCGATCGCTTCATGAGTTCTCGCATGTGATCCGGCGTTACCGAGTGACACCCGAGCAGCTCCTGCAGGGCGAGGAGGAAGGGCGCTACCAGAACATCACCAAGAACTGGAAGACCATCGTCGCCCTGGCTCAGCACGGCTCGCAGCGCGAATACGACGGCGAGGAAATCAAGCGCGAGAAGGACGAAGCCGAGGGAGTGATGTACGAGCGCCCCATGTCCTCCGGCGAGTGGCTGATGGTGATCGAGTGGTACGGACGCTGGCGGCCGCTCAAGCGCGGACCCCGCGGCGGCATGCCGAGCGCTTCGGAGTGGGACTTCGACAAGCGCGAGATGCACCAGCAGGATTTCGTGGTCCGATTTCTGTGGGACCTGCGCCTGGTGATCGGCTGCCAGTCTCTCGCCGAACTGTATCCGCTGAAGAAAGACCGCCGGCCCTTCGTGGAGTCGGCCATGATGGCGGACGGAACCTACTGGTCTCCGGGGCTGCCGGAGCTGCTCTGCGACCTCGAAGACGATTTAAAGGCGAACCACAACCAGGCGACGGAAGCCGGACAGCTGGCCATGAATCCGCCGCTCGGGTTTAAGCCCGCCTCCGGTTTCGATCCGCAGACCTTCCGCGTCGAACCCGGCCTGGCGATTCCGCTTAACGATCCGAAAAACGACATTTTCCAGTTTCAGATCAAAGCGGATATGTCGATCGCGCAATGGAAAGAACAGGTTCTGCTGGCCTACGGCGAACGGCTGACCGGTATGAGCGATATGCACCTCGGCCGGCAGTCGGACCGCCCCAACGCTCCCAGGACGGGCGTACAGACCCAGCAGCTGCTCGAGGAGGGTAACGTCAGGATCTCGCTCGACACCAAGGTGCTGCGTGAGGACATGTCCGCCGTTCTCGGCCATTTCTGGGACCTGGAGTATATGTTCTCCGGGCCCCAGATCTTTTTCCGGGTTACCGAAGAGGACGCAGACGGCATGTTTGCGGTGAACAACGGCGGCGCCATGCTGACCCTCGAGGACCGCGACGGCCGCTACGATTTCCGCCTGCAGTTCGCGAACTCGGTCTACTCGCGCGAGGCCAAGAAAGAACAGAGCCTGGCACGCTACCAGCTGGACCTGCAGAATCCGCTGATAATGTCGAACCCGCTGGCGCTGTGGGAAGTCACCAACAAGGCCCACGAAGCTCTCGGCGATCCCAACTTCGCCGACCTGGTGCCGCGGCCGCCGCAGCCGGACATTCCGGTGGATCCAAAGACGGAATGGGTCAACCTCCTCCACGGGGAGGACGTCCAGGTCAACCCGCAGGATAACGACCAGCTCCACCTGATCCGCCATATGAAGGACCTGCAGAGGGCCGAAGACGACACCAGCGGCGCCACCGCAGATCCGGACGCCATCCAGAAGCTTATGAAGCACTACCGCGACCATATCGCCCAGTTGCAGCAGAAGAAGCTGCAGCAGGCCATCGTGGAGCAGGCGGTGCAGGCGGCCAGCCGCCTCGCCCAAAGCGGTGCCTTGAAGTTCCCGAACGGGCTCTTCGGTAACGCGCCTCAGATTCCCGCCGGCGATCCGGCAGCAAGCGGGCCGAGCCCGTACGACGCCGGCGAGCAGGCAAGAAAGGCAGCGTAAATAGTCCAGATGGCGGCACTGGCGATGGAGGCTATCGACGAACCGCTATGGAGCCGGTCGGCGGTGCTGGGCATGGCGAAAGTCTCCTGCGTTCACTGCCGCGGGTACGGCCTGGTCTCGACCCTCCACAAGGGCCGCATTGAGGAGTCTCCCTGCCCATGCGTCCTTCGGGAGGTGTTCCGCCAGTGTTACCGGCGCTTCCGGGAGTGCGTGTCCGCGCAAGGGAACACATCGGGAGTCTGGTATGGGGGGGGCGGCGGAGCGCCCAGCGGGCGGCATCGCTACGGGCGGAAGCGCGAGGAATTCGTGGCGGATTTCTGCCTCCTAGCCAGACGAATGCTCAATGACGTGGACTTTGAGATCTTCCGCCGCCACTATGTGCTCGGCGCCGAGTGGCGGCAATCTGGCGTCGACAGGGGCACGTTCTTTCACAGCGTCTATCGGATCGAAGAGACGCTCGGACGCTATTATGCGGAAGTGAGGCCCTACGCGCTCTACCCGCTCTTCGTGTACTTCGACGGCAAGCCCGTGGGCACTGAGGCCGCTCTGCCCCTGAGATCGAGCACCGGACTCGGAATCGAGCGCCATCCCCGCTAAGGCGTCAAAACATGAAAACGTCTATCCATCCATCCACCCGCCTCGACGATCTGGACGCGCGCGAGTTCGAACAGATGCTCGCCTCGAAATCCTGGGGTATTTACGAGAGACGGCTGATTCAAATGCGCGGCCGTCTGCTCGAGTCCTGCGCCACGGTAGACGACGAGGTGAACCTACGGCGCGCGCAAGGCGGGGTGCAGTACCTGTCTGCCGTGCTCGATATGCCGAAGACCCTGCTTTCGGAGATGAAAAAAAAGCCGAATAGCCCAACATGATCCCTTCCTATCTGCTATACGTCGCGGTTGCTCTGCTCTTCGTTCTCGTGTTCGGGGTGCTCTTCTCGTGGGCTCCTCGCAAGAAAACAAAACGCGAATCTGCAGGCCCTCACCTGGTGATCGTCGGCAGTGTCGCCATCAACGTCGACAATATGGCTTACATCGACGGCAGCGACTGCCAGAGAGTCCTGATCTCCGCCGGTAACGAGCTGCTGGACTTCACCGGCCAGGACGCCGCCGACATCCTGCGGTACTTCCATATCCCGGCGCCGGCGGCGCACGCCGCTCACAAGCCGCACAAGTCCGCTCCCGTTGCCGAATAACCCCACGGACAGCCATGGGAGCCCGTGCCCTTCAAGGAATGGTGTTGTGAAAACTATAAGCGACGGCGCAAGATGTGCTTCGCTTGTCCCCGCCGCGCTGATTCTCTGCGCGATCGCGATCTCAGCGGCCCTCTGCTGGTTCATCCTCTGTCTGGCGACGACAGTAAACCAAGTGCCGCACCAGATGACGGCCATTCGGCAAGCCACCCTGCAGCAACTGACGACGCTTGAGGCCGACTCGCTCAAGCTGATCGATAAACAAGCCAGCGGGATTCGGCAGGACGCGAGCAAACAGATCACGGGCATCCGCACGGATGTTATGACCCAGCTCAGCACCACTGTGGACGTCTTCAACGCTCGTACCCTGGAAGCGCTCGGCAAGCTCGATCCGGCCCAAAAGGATCTCGACAAGCTCACTAATTCGACAGTGCGCGATCTGGACAGCGCGCGCATGGACCTCGATGGCATACAGATGCAGTTACGCCCCACGCTACAGAACCTGGCCACGGCCACAGGGAAGGCCTCAGACATCGCCACGCACATCGACGATGCTTTACCGCCGTTCACGGACTGCGCATATCTAGACGACTCGGGCAGCCCCATAGGCGGCAACCCGGATTGCGTGTTCAACCGCTACCAGGGTGCGAGCAAGGCTTTCGAAAACACCATGATCGCCATCGGCAAGGCGGCGCCCGGGGTGAGCACCTCGGCGGAGGGCATTTCGCAATCGGTGGCGAAAGAGGCCGCCTCACTGACTAAACCCCAAACATTCTGGCAAGGCTTCAAAAGCTGGCTGCTGATTATCAGCCGGTGCATCGGATTCTTTTTGTAAAAGGAACAAACACTCATGACGATCACAAACGCATTCACCACAGCATGGAAAGACCTCAAGGCCGGCGCCGCCAAGGTCGATTCCTTTCTGAACCAGAACAGCGCCACGATCCAGGGCGCCATCGCTGAAGGCAGCGCCGTGGCCGTGGCTGCCGGCGTTCCCGCCGCGGCGGTCACTTCGTTCGATTCTCTGGAGGAAGTGGTAATGGCCAAGGTTGCCGCGGCCGCGCAGGACACCGCGAACACCTCCAGCCTCACCGCCTTGTTAGGCGATGCCCTGCCGGCGGTGCAGTCGGTCTCCACGCTACTGAAGACGCACCCCACGGTGGCCACCGTTACGGCCGCGCTCAAAAGCTAAATTTATGTCCGGCTTCATGCTCACCATCGCCGCGTGCCTCGAGCGTGAGGCCGGATACTGCCTGATCTCGCTCGCGGTGATCAGCGCCGGCGTGCGCTTTATGGACCCATCGCAACGGGCACAGGTGGGGCACGACCTGGTCGTTTTCGGAATGGGAGTGCTCGCCAGGTCGATGGGAGCCAATAAACCAACATGAGAACCTCGCCGGCCGGCCGCGCCCTGATCCAAGCGGCTGAAAGCTGCAAACTCGAAGCGTATCCCGACCCCGGCGTAGGGTGGAAGCTGCCGACCATCGGCTGGGGGCACACCGGCCCCGACGTAGTCCGCGGGCTGAAGATCGGCCAGGCAATCGCGGATGAGCTCTTCGATAGCGATGTGCTGGCCAAGGAGGGCCTGGTCCTGGCGGCAGTCCACCGCGCGCCTCTCACTCAAGGGCAGTTCGACGCCCTGGTGAGTTTCGCATACAACTGCGCGGGATGGCAGAATTCGACCCTGGTTCGGATGGTCAATGAAGGCAACTTCACGGCGGCGGCCGATGAGTTCCCGAAGTGGTGCCATGCCGATGGCCGAGTACTGCCTGGCCTCGTTACCAGGCGCGCTGCAGAGCGGGCCATGTTCCTCGGGGAGGCAGCGTGAAGAAACGCCGCGGCACCATTTGCCTCTCGCTTGAGGCGCTCCGGTGTCTCCTGCATTTACGCGAGGGCATCACTGTTACCGGAGCTGCGTATTCCGCCGAAGCGGAGACGGTCGAGTTTTACCTGACCGGCGAATCGCTGCGCCTGACCGGTCGGCGGGAGCACCCGGAGCGCTTTCCTTTGACCGGACTAATGGAAGACTTCGAATGACCCCGGCCTTCATCGAGACGTTTGTCTGCAACTGGTGCCAACGCTCTCGGCCCAAGTTCCGGATCCACCGTTTGCACTCGAAACAAATCATCTGCGACTATTGCCTCGACTGGCAGCAGCACGCCCTCGACGTGCTCGCCGGCGAGACGCCGCGCGGGTGCCAGGGATGCGTGAAGACCTGGGGGCAACTGAGCGCCGAGACGCCGGGCGAACAGGTGCGGATGTACGTCGTCCCCAAGGACGGCATCTATCAGCTGCTTTGCAAGGCGTGCGTCAAGCCATACCTGCCGAAGACCTCCGAGCTCTATAAGGGGACGCAATTCGGCGCCGAGACTTTAAAGTTACTTTGAGAGGAAAATTCTATGCCACACGATGCGAACGGAAATCTACTGAAACCGGGAGACCTGGTGAACATTCCAGGCACAGTGCTGTCGGTACGACCGGGCGACTATTGCACCTGCGAGGTCCAGCTCGATTACCCAATGCCGCCGTACACAACCAAGACGACAGTCTCGGCGATCAACGCCGCTCAGGTGGTGAAACGCGTTGGGGGCAAAATCTACGCCTGTGAATGCCGGGCATCCGGAGCGGATGACCTTCCGGACTACTGCTCCGAGCACCCGGAGTCCTCTGAGCCGAAGCAAATTCTATGACAACCGAACCCGTAGCCCCTACCACCGTTTCCCCGGCCGCGGCACCGCTCGCCGCGGGAACTCCCCAGACACCCACGGTCGACGCCGCGGCGCTGCAGCAGCAGATCGACGATCTGAAAACCGCGGCCGCGGAAAGCAAACGTACCGCGGAATTCTGGTATAACAAGGCCACCGAAAAGCCGGCCCCCGCGGCGGCGTCGACACCGGCCGCCGAAACGGAGCCCGAGGTCGACGTCCTCGACCTGGCGACGAAAGGCGGCAAGGCCTTCGAGCGCTACATGGAGACTTGGGCCAAAAAGGCCGGTTTCGTCAAGGGAGACGAGATGGCCCAGGCCATCTCGCAGAAAGCCCAGGAGCTGGCCAAGCAAGGCGAGCTCGTCGCCAAGTATCCCGACCTCAAAAAAAACGATTCCGAGTTTTTTAAGTCCACCGCGCTCGAATACGGCTCCCTCAAAAAGCAGGGCGTCGGCGAAGCGCTCGCTATGGAAATGGCCGCCGAGCGGGTCGAGCTCCGCTTCCTGCGCGAGGGCAAGACCAAGACGCCGGCGCAGATTCAATCCGACAAGGAAGAGGCCAGGCGCACACGGGCCGCCGCCGGCGCCGGCGATCGCAACCACCGCGCGGCAGAACGGCCCGACGAAGAAGACACCGAAATGACGGACGAGCAAAAGCAGATCGCCATCCGCATGCTGGTGGACGACGACACGACACCCGAACAGGCCATCGAGAAGTATAAGGCCCGCGCTACTAAAGGCGTGGCAATGAGGCTCAAATAATGCCGAGACCTACACGAAGAGCGCCCGATCCGGCGCAGGCCGCCAACGAGAAAGTACTCGCCGATCGCCAGGCGCGACTCGACGCACAGATGAAAGAAATCCCGGACCTGGGACTCGGCCTGAAGGACGAAGGCCCCAAGGACGCTAACGAGTTCTTTGCGGGGCTCGACACGTGGGACAAACAGGCATTCGGCAACCCGGCGACTACGACCGTACGGTGGGTCTACGGCCCAAGTCCGTTGATCGACGGCTGCCCACACATGCTTGCGCTGGTAGAGCGCGAGGGATTGGAAGCGACCGCGGAACTCTTCCGCAAGACGATCCTGCTCAAGCAGCATGAGGCAGTCGGCGACGAGATCCTCCGCCGCGGCATTTTCCACGGCATCAAACGCTTCGGCGTGGAGAAAGTCGCGCAGGCCTTCGCCGATCAGATCCTCCAGATCCCGCGCAAGCAAGTGGAGTACGAGACCGGCCCGGAGGAATTCGGAGACCCGCTCTTGCTGGGCGGCAACGTCCTCCGCGAGGTGGTGATGAAGCACGGCAACCGTCCGGGCATGAGCTACCGCTTTATGTCGGAGCGGTGTATCGCAGTCCTGGGCATGCGCGGGTACACCCTGGTGAAAGACGAAAAAGGCGAGCTCGCCAAGGCCGGCACTCTCCTGCTGGCCGAGATCCCGGCGGCGATCGCGGCGGGGCGCGCGCGCCACTACCGCGACCAATCGCAGCAGCTGGTGAGGGACGCGGAAGACGAGTACATGGCGAAGACCGAGCAGCTCCTCGCCTCTGCGGGGCGCGTGGGCGCGGGTTCGAGACCCTTGCGCGCCAATGAAGTGATCCACGGCAACGCCAGCGAGAGACAGGAACTGGTGGGCGCGGATCTCTCGATGGGCATCCACTTTTCCGACAAGCCGTAAAAAGTTTCCTCCTGTTGGGCGAATAACCACTCAGCAGGGGGGACTTTTCTAAGTGGCAAATCCTAACAACCCGTTCGGCTTCCGGCCGATCAGTCGTTTCGGCGGCGCGCCGTTCAGTTGCACGGAATACGGCAAGCCCGCAACCGACACGCATACGCTCTTCGCTTTCGACATCGTCCAGAAAGTCACCGGCGCGGTCGCGATCCCCGAGTCTCCTATCGGGTACAACGTCCCGACCTGCCAGACCGGATACAACGGCACGCCGGGGACTACGCTCTGGCTGGGGGCTGCGCTCAACTACGGCCTACTCTCGACTCTCACCGTGCACATGGTGACCGATGAGCAGGATGTCATCTACATGGCGATGTGCGACGCCACCAATCCGATGACGACTGCCTCGTACATCGGCAAAAACGCCAACATCAATATCGCTTACAACACGGGGAGCCTGTCGACCAAACAGTCGGGCATGACCGTGAACACCACCGGCATTGCGACCACCGCGACCCTCGATCTGAGGTTGACGCGCGTGTCGATGATCACGCCGAACCTGGAAGGCACCAACGCGATTGTCGAGTGCCTGATCAACAAGCACCAGTTCGCTCAGGGTTCGGTGGGCGTCTAGTAGCAGAGGTTTTGAGAGGGCGGCAGCCGGCCAGAGAGCAGGCGCCGCCCGAAAGTTTCGGAGGGGCTTTAGATGTTTATCAGAACGTTATTCCCGGACCTGTTCCTGCAGAGCATGCTCCCGGCGATCGACGAAGTTGTCATGACGAAGTACTCCCGCTTCCCCGACGAGTTCGTCGACGTTTTCCGCATGGAGTCCAGCTCGCGCTCCATCGAGCAGACCACGGAAGTCACGGGCTTCGGGCAGTTCGCGCTCATCCCGGAAAACGACACCACGCGCTACGACGACGCGTTGCCAGGGTTCAACAAGACCTACGTCCATGCGCAGTACGGCCTGGGCTTCAAGATGTCGAAAGTGTCCCTGGACGACGACAAGTTTGGCGTGACGCGCAAGCTCGCGACCGAACTCGGGCGCTCGGCCAAGGAAACCAAGGAAGTCACCGCGGCCAACGTGTTCAATTCGGGCTTCTCCTACGACACCGGAACTACCAACGGACCGGACGGCCAGCCCCTGTTCTCCACCGCCCACCCGCTCATCGGCGGCGGAACGCAGACCAACAAGCTCTCTTATGCCACCGATCCCGACGTCACCAGCATTCAGTTGGCGTTGACGGATATGCGGCAGACGGTCGATCACCGCGGCAAGCGGCTGCGGATCCCCTCGAAGAAAGCCATCTTTCCGCCCACTCTGGAATTCGTGGGAGCGGAACTGTTGGGCGGTTCGGACCGCGCCGACACGGCCAACCGCACCATCAACGCTTTCCGGCACCGCTCGGGCATGCCCAGCTTCGACTCCTGGATGGTGTGGGACTATTTGACCGACCCGCACGCCTGGTTCCTCGAGGGCGAGAAGTCGGACACCGAGCTGCGCTTCTACGAGCGCGAGGCCTTCCACACCGTGCACGACATCGATTTCGATTCGCGTTCGGTCAAGACGGCCGGCTGGATGCGCTTCAGCGTGGGCTTTAACGGCTTCTACGGCATTTACGGAGTCCCCAGCCAATAAGGGCCAGGGGCAGCCGCTAAGGAGAATCCATGGCTCTCATTCCTCAGAAAACGCGCCCCGCGTCGACCAACGTCACGCGGGAGCGCATCGGACCCACGCGGGTACCGAAAGACCGGTCCATCCTGGCGATGTGCGCGCCCAACCCCGCCAACAAGAGCACCAACACTTCGAACAACCAGGTGCAGATGGTCGACTGCATTCTTACCGCGACCTACTCGCCAGCGGCGGCCCCCACCCAGTTAACCGGCATCACCACGCACTCGCTCGCCATGTGGAATATCACGGCAAGCGAGGCCGGCCACGCGCCCGACTACTTCCCCGGCGACATCTGGGAATTCCTCAGCCAGGACAACGTGAACGGCGCCACCACCGACGCATTGACCAACTCCGGGCTGCTCTGCCTGGGCATCTATGTCCTCGGGACCGGCCCATACGATCTCGGGATGCTGCTGTACAACAACACCGCAGGCACTCTATCGACGCCGGCGGCGTACCTCCCTACGCTGTTCGTTTCGCGCTTCACGAACCTGTGCAGCGATCCGAATCCGATTTATTAAGGGGGTTGAATGCCTTTCGACCTCAGAATTCAGCAACGGAATGTCTTCCCCTCGACGGCCTGCACGGCCGCCGGGGGGCCCTACTTCTCCGTCACTCACAAATCGACCGTGGGGAAGGGCATCCGGCTGTACATCACCACTTCGCTGGTGACTCTCTCGACCGCTCCGGACTCGATATCTCTTTGCGCGATGCCTCCGAACGGCGGCGCCGCGGTGCCGATCGCCACGCTCTCCGGTCCTACTGCCGGCGGCAACCTGACCGTGGCGGGAACTTACGTCTTCGATTTCTATCCCGGCTCCACCACTTCGCAGGTGCCTCCTGGCACCGGTAGCGCGGTGACGTTCGCCGGCGGCATTGTGGCCATCTCGATTCCGTTGCAATGGCAGATCAAGATCGCGCTCGGTACCGGCGGCGCGGCCACCATCGCGATCGACGCCGAGATTCTGCCCTAATGGAACGGCCGCCCATGGGCGGCTAGTCCCTGGGCGCGCCGGCGAAAAGCCAGGTATGAGGATTCGCTCCGCACCCCTCCTGCTCCTAGCGATCGCCGCCGGCGCATTCGGCCAGGCCATCAGTAACCCCGGCTCGCCCAGCAGCAATCCGTTTCAGACCAATGTCTCGACCGCTTACCTGTACTTCAACAAGGTGCACTACGCCGGCGCCTGGTCGAGCTCGACGACTTACAACTCCCAGGACCTGGCACTCTATAGCGGGGCGAGTTACATCAGCCTGCAGGCGCTCAACACGGGCAACAATCCGGCGGCGGCGCCGCTCTGGTGGATCGCGCTGCCGGGCAGCGGCGGCTCGGGCAACGTGGTCTTGACGACGGGATCGGGAGCGCCCTCGGCGAACTGTACGGCGCCATCGACGTCGAACCTGGCTGTCTATCTAGACAGCACCAACAACGATGAGTGGTGGTGCTATGCCACCAACGCCTGGAAGAAAACTCTCAGCGTTACGGGCAGCGGGCCTTTCCAGATGACGGGGGAGGTTGGCTCTCTGCCGAGTACGCCGGCATCGGGGAGCGTCAGTTGTGTCTTCCTGGCATCGTCTGCCCTGGTGTGCGTCGATGCGAGCGGCAACGACTGGACGATGTTGCCCCCCGGCGCGACGGCCATCGCCAACGCCACCACGGGCAATGCGGGCACGGCCACCGCCCTGGCATCGGCGCCATCGCTTTGCAGCACGGGCAACGCGCCCACCGGCGTGCTGGCAAATGGCGATGCCACCGGATGCGCGGCGATCGGCGGCGGTGGAGGCGGATCGTCGCTGAAGGGAACCATCTCCCTCCCTACGAGCCTGCTGGCTAGCGGGGCCTGCCTGGCGGCGACGCCAGTTACCGGCACCGGCATCGCCACTTCCGACACGATCGCCATCAGCTTCAGCGCGGACCCAACATCCACCACTGGCTATATCGCCCCGTCGATGTTGTCGTTCATCCCTTTTCCTACAGCCAACACCGTCAACGTGAAGGTGTGCAACAACACCTCGGCAGCCATCACTCCCGGGGCCATCACGCTCAATTGGGCAGTGGGCGCGCGAACGGTCGCCAGCGGCACGGCAACGCTCGGGACTTCTGCAATCGCGAGCGGTGCGTGCGCGGCCCCGGTTACCGTCGCCAACGCGGCCATCGCTACCACCAACGTCATCTCAGCCACTTTCAATGGAGACCCGACATCCAGCGCGGGCTACCTGCCGGGAGCGATGTTGTCGATCATTTCATACCCCACAGCCGGGAACGCGAACTTTAAGGTCTGCAACAACACGGCCAGCTCGATCACCCCCAGCGCGGCCACCCTGAATTGGAGTGCCCAATGATGAAGCGTCTAGTCCTCACAGCAGCTTGCCTGGCCTTGGCAGCCGGCGCACAGATTTATCCAGGACCTGGAATGCCTATGGGGGGCAGCAGCATTGCCCTCGTCTCTCACGGGTACATAAACAGTGGCGGGGCGATTGTTACCCCAGGCTGGGTCACCATCAATTCCACCGGTGCGAACTTCATTGTAGTTCTGGAGACCCTTTACCAGAACGCTACCGTGGCCCCATCAGACAGCAACTCGAACACTTGGGCGCAATGCGGGTCCGACTACATCAGCATCGCCAATAACAACTTCCACATCGGGATATGGTATGCGGCCCACGCAACAGTGGGCACCAGTCATGGTATTGGCTTAAGCGGTCCGACATCGTATTCCAGCATCTACGTGGCGTCGTTCAGCGGCTTAACTTCCTCTCCCTGCACGGCTGCAACCAACGGAACTACAGGTGGAGGGTCACCAGCGGCAACGTTGCAGCCCGGTTCTATCACGCCGGTATCCAACGGATCATTGATAGTCACCGGGGATTTGGCGTATAACGGGTCTGGGACAGGGTCGTCCACCATCAACTCGGGATTCACAGTAACAGATTCCGGCAGCACCAACACTGGGTTCGCATATGGGGGTCTTGCATATCTTGTGCAAGGAACGGGAGCGGCAATCAACCCTACTTGGTCTCAGGCAGATGCCGAGTTATTGGGGGCAATTCAGGTGGCCTTTAAATGAAGCGGGTTATCTTATTGCTAGTGTCGGTGTGCGAAGCTGATCGTCCAATCCGCATCGAACGGCTCCGCGGTGGGGACGGTGGGATTTTGAGTTTCAAGCCATAAATGACGCCTGGCGAATAACCCTACGTGACGTGGGGACAACTCAGATTTCAGCTACAGACCGGCGCGCCGGGCGTCTCGGCCGACCTCCTCGACGAGTTTCTCAACTCGCGCTACGAGCAACTCCTCGAGGCCACCAACTGGCAGGGCCTGCGGTATCCCGCCACGATCCAGACAACCGCGGCGTACCAGTCGACGACAGACACGGTGAACCTCACGGTGGGCTCGACAGCGGTGACGGGAGTCGGCACTGCATGGACCTCGGCGAACACCAACGGCATGAACTTCTACCGGCCCGGGGACACGGTGATCTACACCTTCACCTGGGTGTCGGGAACCAGCGGGACGCTCGACCGGCCCTATGAGGGCGTCGGCACCGACGCACCCGGGACGCTCTACACCGCGGCTGCCTATGTCTTCATGCAGGACGTCTACCAGCTGCCCTCGGACGTACGAAGCGTCGAGTACGCCCTGGATCCGATCACGGGCTATGCGCTCGGCAAGATGAGCTCGGCGGAAATGGACGCTTCTTGCGGACAGCGCACCCTGGTGCAGGACCCGACTACCTGGGCGATCGTCGACGACACCAACGAGTCGAGTCCACCGGTAGCGCACCAGATCCGACTCTTTCCTCCTCCGCTCTACGCCCGCGGGATCAAGATCGAGTACATCCACACCGCCAGCGGATTCGACGGCGGCAACACCAGCGCATCGCCCCTGCCGTGGATCTCCCAGAGTTCGCTCCTGGCGGGCTGCCGTTGCTCGATTGAGACCTACCTCGCCTCGCAGAGCGAAGGGCAGGCATTTGCGGCGCATCTCAATGCAGCCAAGACCTACGCCGCGGAGTGGGCGGTCGAGATCAACCGGCTGCTCCTGGTGGAGTTCACCCAGAAACGCAAGAAAGTGCCGATGCAGATGGCCTCCAGGTTCACCCGGCATCGCGTGTTCCGCGTCTGCCGCGGCTTCCGGAATGCGTGGGGACCCGGAGCCGGCGGGCCGAACTAGCCATGACGCTCGCGACGATGTACGGCCTGGTGTCGCAACGCCTCAACGAAGGCGCCAGCGGGCCCGTGTTTTATCCCAAGAGCGAAATGATCGCCGCGCTGAATGAGGCGGAGCGCTTCTTCGTCCTGCTCACGCTGGGCCTGGAAAACACCGCGCCATGGACCATCTCAGCCAATACGACGTTCTTTCACATGCTGACGGCTTTCCCCGACTGGATCGCGCCGCTCCGGATCTCGAACCTGGACGGCTCGCGCGTAAGACCCTCACGGCTGGAGGATCTATGCTCGCTCAACAGCGGGTGGATCGCCTCGCCGCAGATCGGCAACCCGCAGCGCTATTGCGTCATCGGGGGAGACCTGCTGGCGATCTATGGGCAGCCGACCGTCAATACGACAGTGAACGTCACCTACGCGCAGGCGCCCGTCCCTCTGGTGCAGGACACCGACGTGCCGCAGTCGCCGGCCGAGTACCATCCGCGCCTGGTCGACTATGGCGTCTATCGCATGCGGCAAGTGGAAGGCGGGCAGGAGTTTCAGAAGGGGCTGCCGTTCTTCGCCAGCTTCTTCGAAGGCGCCCAGCACTACGCGGCATACGTCCGGGCGCGGAATATCGGATCCAGGTACGACAAAGTGCCGTTTGAGCTAGAGCGTTTCGATTTATCGCAGCTGCTGAAGCTGCGCAAAGATCTATTGCCGGGCAACAAACCGGCGGAGGTGTGAGTCATGGCTATTTCGACGGTTGCAATCACGCAGGGCAGCGGCACAAATATCACGGTCGATACGTCGAGCGGCGGCGACATGCAGGTGATCAAGATCGCCGAGTCGGTCCTGGGATCGAACAACCTGGTGCCGGCGTCGGCGAGTACCGGCCTGCTGGTCAACATCGGCACGTGTACGGCGACTTCCATCCCCATCACCAACGTTACCGCGCAGAATCTCAATGTCGCGGTAGTCGGGACGGCAACCGTCGCCGGCGCCGTCACAATCAGCAATGCTCCCTCGGTGAACCAGGCTGGCACCTGGAACATCGGCACGGTGGCCACCATCACCAACGCGGTGACTGTGACGGGTACGGTGGCCATCTCGGGCACGCCCTCGGTGGTGCAGTCGGGGACGTGGAACGTCGGCACGGTCGCCACCATCACCAACCCGGTAACGGTCGCGGGCTCGGTCTCGATCACGGGCACGTCGACCATCACGGGCACGGTAACGGACAACCAGGGGACGCCGGCGGCCACGTCTAACGCCTGGCCGATCAAAGTGACGGACGGCACCAACGTGCTGGCCATGCAGAACGTGAGCTCGGTTTACGCGCTGCCGGTGAAAGTGCTGGCGCAGGTGGGCGGCGGATTCTCGCAGGCAGACGGCTCGGCGTTCGCGGCGGGCACCACTCCCACCGACGTGTTCGGCGGAGTGTACAACGACTCCATCGCCTCTCCGGGAAGCGGGCAGACGGCGGCGGCGAGGATCACGGGATTTCGCGCGCTGCACATCAATCTGCGGCGCAATGACGGCACGGAACTGGGCACGTCGACCAATCCGCTGCAGATTGCCAGCGCGGCGGGCAGCATTCCGGTGTACTTTACCAGCGTCCTGAACCAGGGGAACGGAAACGACGGCCTTGCCAATGGCCCCTATCCGTGGCTTACGTGGAACTCGCCCTCCATGACCACACAGAATATCGGGTACAACCCCGGGGCCGCGTCCGCCTGGAAGTCCGGAATCAGCATCTCTGCGATCACCACCGGGAACGCGATCCACACCCCGGCCTCCGGGAAAGGCTATTGCATCGAAGGCCTGGTCATCTGCATCCAGGGCAGCGGCACCTATACAGTGACGATCTATGACAACACAAACGCTGCCGCCAACGTCGTCTTCCAGGCGCTCGGCCAGGGTACGTACGTGGTCACTCCCTCTCGCCCGATACCATCCAGTGGGATTAATAACGTCCTCAAGGCCGACATCACCGGCACAGGCACGGTCACCTGCCTGATTACCGCGTGGGGCTACGACGGGTAGAGAGTCCAATGCTTCTCCTGCTTTTCACCGGCGCGTCTGCGAACTACACGCTCGACGTCTCCAAGTCGCTCGCGGACGTGGCGTACCGGCTGGGGTTCGCAAGCCTGTCGGACTTGATCTCCGATGCCGAGGCCTACACCAACGTGGCGGAGCTGTACCAGTTCGCCGACGATGGGGCCAAGAAGATTGCGTACGAAAGCGGGGTCTTTCAAAACTACGACACCAGCGTCAGTGTGACGCCTGGCACGGCGGTCTACGCGCTGCCGGCGACTCACGTCTTCACGGTGCTGGCTGTGCTCATCGACGGGACCACAGGCGCGCCCCAGCTCCTACGTCCTACCGCGGTGCGGAATTTGTGGGCGCTCGATGCCAACTGGCCGACGACGACAGGGAGCCCCAATCGTTGTTCGCTCGACGCCGGCGGCGTGGGGACGATCACGCTCTATCCGGTCCCGATCGCGGGATCAGGGGGAACGCTCGGCCAGGTCTGCCAGGAGTTCCCGAGCCCGGGGATCAGCCAAGGCTTCACCCTGGTACCGCTATCCGTGGTTTTGCAGGACTACTTCAGTTACTGCATGCTGGCGGGGGCGAGGGGGAAGGAATCGGAGGCGGCGATGCCGGACATGGCGGCCCACTTCCAATCGCGGTGCGATCTGTACGGGCAGATCGTTGAGCACTTGTGGGGCGCAGGTCAATAGTCGACCGACCTGGTGGTATCGTCGCCGTTGCCGAGGCTGGCGACCGCGGAGAGCAGCGCCTGCCTTTTCAGGGTGGGCATGTCGCGCAGCTTGCGGGTCCAGCTGGCCACCTGGCGCTTGAGATCCTGTCTCTTGCGGAAGTCGTCGCCGAGATACCTATAGTCGTGCAGGACGGTGGGAGGTTCGAAATTGAACCACACCCACTCTGTAGCCATCCCGCCGCGCGTCATGGCTTCGAAGTGAATGGAGGTCCAGCTCCGGAGCGCTTCGGCGTACATCTCCGACCAATACCCGGAAACCAGGATCCTACAGGGCAGGCCGCCGATGGTCGACAGCAACTCGGCGTGTTGGGCGTCGCTGAATTCGTGGTTGTAGAGACGGCCAGAGGAACGCGTTTCCATCAGGTAGGGCGGATCGAGGTAGATGAGATCGTCAGGGCCCAGGGGGTAGGAGGCAAGAAATGTGAGCGCGTCGCCGCGCAGGAAGCGGAAGCGGCGCGGATCCGCAATCGGCGAGACAGCCGAGCGGCGCCGGCGCGGATCGGCGGATTCTCCGCGAACGGCCAGCGGCGCTTTCACCGTTCCTGCAGGAACGCCGATGTTCCCGGAGAAATCGGCGGATTCGCCTTGGTGCGATCGCCATCGCTCGATCACGCCGACGTCCAGGTCTATGCCGATGTTGTAATCCGCCGGCCGCTTCAGCCGCATCACTGCGCCGCCGCCGAGGAAGGCCTCGATATAGGTCCGGTGGGGCGGCATCAGGTTGATCAAACGATGGTAGACGCCGGGCCCGGACTTTCCTCCTGGGTAGCCCATAGCTCGAGCATCGGCGACTTTGCCGAGAAAGTCAAGGCCGCCGAAAGACCCTTCGCTTCGGGCGGCGTCTCGATCGCGATCGCGTAGGAGATCAATCGCCAAGTGGACGCTGCGCAACAGCCTCCGGAGACCGCCCCCGGCGAATAACCCCGCAGTGGGGTACCAGCGAAAAGAAATCCAGATATTGGGCGGCAGCCTGAACCTGCTACCACCGGTCGACAAGATCCCGATCACCGACTATCTGCTGGCGCAGAACTGGCGGGTCGATCGCCTTGGCCGGCTGGTGACCAGGTTCGGCTACTCCCTCAAGGGCAATTACGCCGGCGCGACGTTTGCGCACTCGGCGGCGATTTACGGGGGCGTCGAGGGCAACTGGTACGTGGCCGCCAACCTGCCCCAGGGCGGGGGTGGGCTCTGGTTCGCCGGCGGCAACTTCAGTTATATAGCCGGCGGCTACGACGGCAACCGCGTGGGCATGGTGCCGTTCGACGGCGCCATGTATTTCATGAACCAGGGGGCGCAGGGGAAGCACACGCCGGCGCTCGGCTATCAGCCCTGGACGGTCCTTTCGCCTCCCACCACGGCACTCAAAGCGGCCGCGGGGACGGCGGACGCCAGCGGACCGAACGGCACCTACCAGTTCTACGTCACCTACGAAACTACCGACGAGAGCCAGGAGACCAATCCGGGACCGGTTTCGGCGCCTGTGGTGTTGAGCGGCCAGGACGTCATTCTCACAAACATACCGATCAGCACCGCGGCGAATGTCGGCATCCGGAACATCTACGCCACCGGAGGGACGCTGGGGCAGCCCTACCTCGTCGGCGCGATCAACGACAATACGACGACGTCGGCCGCGTTCAACCTAGCCGACCAGACGGCGACTCCCGGATCCGCCCTGCTGGCGCCGTGGAACGATCTTTCGGCTACCGACGAGGGCATCGTCATGCCCATCCAGAACGATCCGCCGCCGCCCGCGGCGGTGATGGTGGGGCCTTACTTTGCGCGGCTGATCGCGTGTAATACGCTCACCAATCCCAATCGCCTGTGGTGGACTGATCCGGATGAGGTGTACTGGCCGGGCGCATCGGACCCGGCGGTGGGCAACTGGGTCGACGTGGGCTCCGATGGAGAGGCGATCGTGTGGTGCACCATGCACACCAACGTGCTGGTGATCTACAAAGAGCGATCGATCTGGCGCCTGGTGGGAGATCCGGACACGGGCACGCTCGAGCAGGTGGTGGAAGGCGTCGGCCTGGTGAGCGCGTTTGCGGTGACGTCGGCCGGGCAGCACGATTATTTCGTCGCGCCCAACGGCCTCTACAAATTCGACCTGGACCGCGCGACCGACATCACCGACCCGATCCGGCCGCTGTTCGACACCACCTACCAGAACGCGGGGCCTCTCACGCGCCTGGGATCGATCGCGCCGGGCCCGAACTACTTTTCGAACTCGCTCAACTGCTACGGCGTGGCGCTGGGCTACGCCATGGGTAAGCTGTACGTGGCATTCATGGAGGAGAGCTCCATCGCGCAAACCCACTGCCCGATGCTGGTCATGCATGAGGCGAGCGGCAAGTGGTTCTACCACCGCACCGCATCGGACGCCGGCGACCTGGTGGGGTTCAAAGGTTTCGTGTTCGATGGCGTCAACATGGTGGGCCTGACCGGCGACGGCAACTCGTTCTTTCTGTTTTCGCTCGACGACTTCCAGGGGCACTATACCCAGGATTCCATCAATGCCGCGATCGAGTGCGTGTGGCAGTCGCACTTCGAAGACGTGGGCGCGCCCGACAATCAGAAAAACTGGCTCGAGGTGGTGATCGACTGGGAGCCCGCCGGCGACAACGCCACGGTGTGGGTGGCCTACGACGGCGGCACGCGGGCGCTCACGAGCATAGGGCAGCTGCCCGCGGGCACGTCTCGGGCGCAGGTCTCATTCCCGCTCGGGCAGGACGGTGTGCTGGCCAAGAATATTTCGGTGGCGATCGATTGCCAGTCCAACTTCGGCATCGTCCTCCACAACGTTTATCTGTATTACTACGAGGAAGCGCGCCTGGCGATGTCGGCGAGCACCATTCCGGTCGACCTGGGCAGTCCCAAGGTGAAACAGTGCAAGGAGCTGCAGCTCGACATCGACGCCTCGCGCGGACCGGTGTCCGTCAATCTCTATTCCGACCTGCCCAGCAACCAGCTGGCGGTACAGCACAGCCTCACGGTGGCGCAAGGCTACGGCCGTTCGCCCATCAATTTCCCGTTTTCCGTGACGGAGGGCTATCTGTGGCGCATCGCGCTCACCGGGCTGAACAGTAATCCCTTCCGTCTCTATGCCGCGCGCCTGCTGATGCGGCAGATGGGCACTTACGTTCAGGCCTACGAGGCGGCCAACGGCTTCGTGTGGGACTCGATGGAGCACAGCTTCGAGAGTGCTATTACCAAGATCCCGCGCAGCTTCGCGGTGGCTCTTTCGGCGGTGCCGATCAAACGCTTCCGGACGCTCTCCATCGAAATCGAGACCTTCGGAGGCAACGTTACCTACGCCTTCTTGACGGATCTTCCAGGGAACGCGCAGGCCTCGCGCCAAACAGGCACGATCAACACGGCGGGGGCCGGCCGGCGATACGTGCACATCCCTCTGCCGCAGGGAACCAACACGGCGATCGAGGGGCGGCTGTGCCGTCTGCAGCTGGGCGGAGCTTCGAAGTTCATCCTGTACTCGGCCGCGGTGGAGCTGCTGCCGATCGGTCTCTACATCGAAGCCTACGAGGCGGCCGGCGGGGCGATGTACGACTCACGAGCGCAGGACGGCGGGACGCCGGCGGTGAAGGAATGCCGCGAGCTCGAGTTAGACATCGAGACCACCGGCAGCGTGACCGTGCAACTGCTGAGCGATATCTCGGCCACTCAAACATTCGGCAGCGTGAGCACCACCGGGCGGCAGAAGGTCATGCTGCCTCTGACCGTCAACGCGGCCACGGAGCAATTTGTCGAAGGCCGGCTGCTGCAGCTGCTCATCTCCGGAACGAACGCCTTCCGGCTGTACGGCGCGCGCGTCAAAGCGCGGGCATTCGGTCAATACCTGCAGGCCTCGGAGACCGCGGGCGGAGCGCTGTGGGACACCACCGATATCGACCTGGGCACGCCCAAGGTCAAACAGTTCCGCGAGCTCGACCTCGACATCTGGGCATACGCGGCCTACACAGTCACCGTCTATTGCGACCTGCCGAACCGGCTGGGCGGCACAGTCGGGATGACCTCGCAGGCCACCTTCAGCCAGGGCGCGACTACCGGGCGGACGCGGGTGCGTATCCCCATGGCACAGGGCTCGGTACCGGACAACTATCTCTTCGGGCGCCTGGTGCGGGTGACAATCACGAGCTCCGGAGCGTTTAAGTTGTTCAGCGCGCGGATCGACTTCCGTCCGATCGGGGTGTACATCGAGAGCTACGAAGCCACGGCCAGCCCGGCGGCGGTGTGGGACTCGACGCCGGCGGACCTCGGTAGCCCGGCCGAGAAAACCTTCGACCAGGTGCGCTTCGAGATGGACAGCGACGGCAGTTCCCAGGTGACCGTCTACACGGACCTGCCTGGCGAGGTTTTCAGCTCAAAAGGAACCTACTCCCTCACGACGGGCCCCACCTCGCGGCACTGGGCGACCGTGCCGCTACTTGGGCCGCCGCTACTCGGGCCGTTTTCCGACCCGGAGGGCCGATCGATCCGCCTGGTGGCCACGGGCGGCGCCGGGTTCCGCATCTACAAAGCGCAGGTCAGGCACTTCAAGGTGGGGCGATACCTGGCGGCCACCTCGCCGGCCGGCAGCGACTCCTTCAATACGCTCGACTTCGACTTTCAATCCGAGCGGCCGAAGATGTACAAGCGGATCGAGGTCGACCTGCGCGCCGACCAGCCCGTGAGTCTGACGGTTTACACCAGCCAGGGCGGGGGCACGGTGAACTGGGTTTACCAGGCGTCGGTGGCATCGAGCGGACGCCAGGCGCAGACTATCATCCTGCCTCCGGGGGTGCGCGGGCGCCTGTTCCGGATCGTCATCACAGGCGGTCCGGCGCGCGTCTACCACCTGCGGGTGTGGACGCGGCCGCTCAACGAGCCTAACGCGCAGTGGAGTTGGGAAGAGTATCCGCTCGAGCAGAGCGACGTGCTGCCGGCCTGGGCCGACCTGGCGGTGGATGCCACGCCGCCGGCGTTCACGATGGCCGAGATGCCGGTAGCTGCCACGCCTCCGGATTGGCAGTGGGCGCCGTTTCCGGTGAACCCCACGCCGCCGAGCGCGATCAACGATCCGGCGCAGTGGATCTGGGGCAAGTTTTTATCGGTGGAGGAGACTCCGGACCTGTGGCAATGGATCGACGTGCCCTTCGAGGTCCAGGGTAAATGAGCGCGATCCCTCCGATTCCGTCAGGCCTGAGTCTGGCGGATCTCATCCTCGCGATCAACGATCGGCTACGGAGGATTAACACAGCGGTGGCCGCGGCGAGCTCGCCGGCTACCGCGGCGGTAGTGAATCAGTCGACCGGGAACTCGGGCCCGGCCCCCGTGATCTCGCGCGTCTCGGCTCTGGACGCGTCGACGCTGGCAAACACTGCCCCTGACTACCAGAGGCAGTGGCAGGACCAGGCCGGAGCCCTGCACACCGTGGTCAGTGCCAACGTGCTGGGGACGAACCTGGCGGGCGCCACTGTGGGCGTGTGGCTGTTCAACCCCTCCGAGCCGGCCGGCCTCTTTATGGGGGTTTTCGGACTCACGAGCAACGCCAATCAAATCTTCTTAGGGCTCCCAGGTAGCACCACCCAGAATATTCTCACCCCATTGGCCTCGACTGGCTGGTGGGTCCAGGTTGCGCTGGGGCAGTTCTTTGCCAACAACTACTCGCCGCCAAGCGGCTCCGTGGCCAGTGCCACCTTCTATACGCTCGCGCCCCCCGCTTCGCAGACGCTGGTGTTTGAGCCTCTTCCGAGCCAGGTGCAGATGCAGGCAGTAATCAACAATGACGGCCTGATCGTGCTACTGACAGGGGGCCAGGCCCAGCTCACGATGGGGCAGAATGCACTCGGCGGGTACGAGGGCCAGTTGTATCTGCTGGGCCCCGGGAACTCCTCTTTGCGCCTAGTGCCGGAGTTTGCCAGTACGGCGAGCCCCGGCGGCGGCACGCTGCCTTCGAACCCCACCGGATTCCTGGCCGGCTATTTCAACGGGACCAAGGTCAAGTTCCCGTTCTACAACGTGTAGGGGGCGAAAAGCCCGGTATGCCCATCGAAATAATCGAGCCGTTCCCCCCTTACGCCTGGCCCATGGCTTGGGCCTGGCTCGAAAAACACCGGCACATGGTATGCGACGACTTTTCGCCGAAGACGCCGGAAGAATTTGTCGAATTACACAGTAGGGTGGCAGGGTCCTGGCGGACTTTCGCGGCGCTGAAAGACGGGCAGATCGGAGGGGCTCTGCTCTTTGAGATTTCCGGAGCGATGGCTATCATGCACGTTTTGTATAGCCGGCGATTCTGGGATCATCGCAGCGCGGCTGAGGCATCGCGTCAGGCCTGCCGCCGAATTTTTGAGTCGACTGGGGTAGTCAAGATTTTGGGCCTGGTTCCGGAACACAACCGGCTCGCGCTGGCTTTAGCGCTGCGCGGCGGCGGCAAGGTGGAGGGGCTTCTGCGGCACCACACCACCGTCGACGGCAAGCCGGTGAACGCGGTGGCGGTGGGGATCACGAGGGAGGAATTCGATGGGATACGCGATGGGCAGCAGCACGCAAAACGACACGCTAACGAACGCGACGCAGAACTCGGCGGGCTCGAACACGAACTCGTACAGCACGGCCCAGTCGAGCCTCCAAAACCAGCTGATGCAGGCATTCGCGTCGATGCTGCCGGCGACGGCGAACGGGGGACTCTCCCCGAATGTGCAGAACATGGAGACGGCCAACGCCAACCAGATCAACGAAAACTCGCAAAGCGTGGGCACGCAGATGAACCGGTACCTGGCGGCCAGAGGATTCGGAAAGTCGGGAACCATGGGAGAAGCGGCCGAGCAAACCCAACTCGGCCGCGCAAGCGCGCTGGGAGCAAACGCTAGTGCCGCCAGCGGCACTCAGCTGAGCTTCGATCAGAGCCTCCTGTCGGATTCGTTGGCGGCGGCCTTCACGTCGATGGGCAGCACGGCCACGGCGAACAGCCAGAATTATTCGAACGTCTACGGGACGGGAAGCAGTTCGTCCGGCGGCGGCGGCCTCAATCTGACGTTCGGCGGAGGCGGAGGGGACTAACATGGGCGGCTGGCAGGCAACGCTCGGGAGCCCGGGACAGGGCGGGGTCAGCATCAACCTGGCGCAGAATCTGCGGACGGCCGCGGCGCAACAGGCGAAGCTGGCCGCCCAGCAACAGCAGCAGGACTTCCAGGACGAGCTCGAGCTGCGCAAAGCTGGCGCGGTGCCGTACGAGCCGCTGAAGGCTCAACCTAATGCGGATCCACATTCGCTCACCCGCCGCAGCCCGAACCCCGCACAGCAGGATATCGATCGCAGCCGGATCGTCACCATGCGGGACGGCCGCCAGTGGGTGATGCCGGATAAATCGCAGCTCACTCCCGAGCAGCAGAACACCCAGCAGCACCAGAGCACCGGCGACTTACTCAGCGCGCTGAGGGAAGGCGCGCGGCCGGTCTCGCCGAGCGCGATGGATCCGGCAGGCACCGTGCAGCAGAATGGCGATATTCCCCGCATGTTGGAGACGGCGGATCCGAACGATCCGAACGCACAGAGTCAGCTGGTACCGGAGGCGCGGTCCGGGGTAAATCTCCCGGTGTCGGATCAGCCGGGGACGGCATTCTCCGCGGGCGGCAAGCAATTGTACATGCCGACCGACGCGGAGAAATCGGAGCAAGCGCTCCGCGAGAAGACGAGCCAGGCCTCGGCGATGCAGGACGCGGAGGGATGGGTGCTGCCCGATTCGCTCGCGCGCGCCGCGGCGAAGCATGCGGGACTGCCGGAGGATGCTCTCATTGGGGTCAAGCTGCCGCACGAGACAGTTTCGGAGGCGTTCAAGTCGGCCAGCGGTCCGGAGAAACAGGACACACAGAATCCGCTGCCTGGGTATGTGGGGCCGAAAGGCGGCCCCCTGGTGCGCGATACGAAGACCGGGAAGGTGAACGAGCTCGATCTGCCGGCGGGATCGAAGCCCGCCCTGACGGAAGAGCAGAAGGCGCGCAAGAGTGAGTTCGATACCGCCGAGGCGGAGCGGAGGGCGAACCGCGATGGACGCGAATCCGACAGAATCGACCGCGCGACGGAAGCCCTGCAAACCAAGGTCGACAAGTCGAAGACCGACGAGGACCAGTATCGCCAGCTGGCGGACTCCTACAACTCTGCGGTGGGAGTCGCCAACGGGGAAAAGTATATCGACCCGATGGATAAGACCCGGACGCCGAAGATCATGACCCCGGAGAAACGCACCGCCATGGCACAGGCCTACATGCGGTACAAGACCAAGGCCGACGATTTGGCGAAGCAAGGGGCGGATTACTCGAAACAGATTGAGTCTCGCCAGGCGAAGCGGACCCCGCAGGGACAACAGGCCCCGGCCCCAGCTGGCGGACCGCCGACTCGCGCCGGACAGACTCCTGGCCCTACCGCCGCGCCTGGTCAGGGAGCACAGCGGCAACCTACCAGCGTTTCCTCAAGACCGATCGGTATCAACCGGAAGCTACCGCCGTCTCAGGGAGACCGGGAGCACCACCAGGGGCGGGATTACGTTTTCAACGGCAAGGTGTGGGTGGGGCAATAAGTCGAATTACCCCATAGATGGGGCCCGACACTTTACCGGCGGATTTCTTCGATCAACAACAGCAGGTCGCGAGCTCCGCACCTCCGGATACTCTGCCGGCGGACTTCGACTTTACGGCCAAACCTGCAACTCCAACTCCTGGGGCGAAGACGACAATCGGGGCAGCTCCGCCCGCACAAGCACCGCTCAAACCTTCTCAGCAACTCCCACAGCCCAACCAGGTCGTACAGGATGCCACCCAGCACGCCAGGGTGATCGCAGAGGCAGCCACGAGGCCGCCGGACCAGACCATCGGGGCATATCACCCCGGAGTCTTAGAGCGCCTCTGGGCGCCGATCCGCGAGGGTGCCTTCGGGCGCGCTACTCACATGAGCAGCGAAACCGCCGGCGCGCGCGAGGAAGATCCCAGCAATCCCCTGCTGAAGCTCGATGCCGCGGCTCCGGACGTGGGGCCCGGTGTAACCAAGGCGGCGCTGCAATTCGGCAGCGGATTGACGACGCCGGAGAATCTCCTGCTGATGGCAGGTACCGGAGGATTGGGGGCTCTGGAGAAGCAACTCGGCAAGAGCCTGGTAACACGGCTGGTATCGGCCGGCTTTTCGGGGCAGATGTTAAAAAGTGCCTACGACCAGGTGCCAGCGTTGCGCGAGCACTGGAACAAACAGGACTGGCCCAACGTTCGTGCAGACTTAACTCGTATCACGCTGTCGGGCGGTATGGCAGGACTTGCGGCGACGCACGCGGCGAAAGGACCCAAGGAGACCACCAATGTTCCCACCGAAGAAAAGCCCGGCCAGAGCGCCGAGCATGAAGCGGCCAGCCCCCAAGCGCGGCCAATCGCAGCCGCCGGGCAGCCTGCTCGACCGGCTGAACGCGGCAACCAACCGGCCGCGGTCGATGCCGGTACCGCAGGCCATCCCGCCGCGCAAACGGAGGTAACCCATGCGGGTGACGACGCTCGTAATCAGGGCGCACCAGGCCCAGCTCCGCGAGGTAGAGCAACTGGTGGGACGCCACCGGCTGTACGAGAAGGGGACGGACAGCAGCCGATACCTGGACTACCGCGACCGGGCGGAGGCGGACCTGGCGATGGTGAACCTCAATCTCATCCCGGGAGTGTCGGTGAGAATACTCGGAGAGTGACGGGGTCGGCGGACCTGCCTCTCACCAAGCAAGGAGAGAGGCACGCCGCCAAGATCGACGTCGATCCGGACACGCAAGTCTTCCACGCGCCGAATCGGCGGAGCGAACAGACCGGGCAGATCGCCAGCGATCGGGCCAAGCCGGCCGCATGGCTGGAACCGTGGAGGCTGGGAGAGCACGAAGGCAAGCCCCTCCCAGGTGCGCAGCCGATCATCGACGATTTGATGCGCAACCCCGACAAGAAACCGGGGGTCAGTCCGCACTCAGGAGAGGCGGGGGAATCGTTCCGGACCGCGCGCGATCGCCTGATTACCGGGGCGGCACGGCAGCGCGCCGGCATCGAACCGGGCGATAAGGTTTTGAATGTGACGTCGGGGCGTGCGATCGCGATCGCCGGCGGACATCCGGAGCAGGAAATCGCGACGGGTCAATTATACCAATGGACTCCGCAGGGCATGAAAGCGGTGGAGGCCGTCGAGCCGGGTAAGCAGCATTTCATCACGCACGAAGATACGATTTGGAACCCGAGCCCTGATAGTAGTGGCGACGGAAAAGGGCGAGGGATTGCACCCCGTGTCGTCGTGGGTGATGCTTCAATGGGGCCGCCGCCACCGCAGGAAAGTGTAACACCGCGCGGGCCGGGGTTCATCGGCAATATTCCCACGTCCGAGATCCACGCCGACCCCGTGCGATTCCAATTCAAACAGAACGTAGGCCAGGGCGGCGCCGGCGAGACTTTCCGGGATGTGACGAAGTGGGACCCGGAGATGGGCGGCACGGTCTCGGTGTGGCTCGATCCGGCGGACGGGAAGACGTACGTGGTCAATGGGCATCACCGCCTCGAGATGGCGCAACGCCTGGGCGTTCCCGAGCTGAGCGTGCGGTACCTGAAAGCCGCGACGGCGCAGGAGGCGCGGCTCAAGGGCGCCATTATTAATATCGCCGAGGCCTCGCAGACGGCCAGCTCGATCGACGCGGCGAAGGTGTTTCGCGACTCCGGCATGACCGAGGAAGAGATCGCGGCCGATGGCCGGATCGCCATGAAAGGAAAGCTCGCGAAAGAAGGATTCGCGCTCTCGAAACTAGCGCAGCCCATCTTCGACGATGTAACTGCGGGCGAGCTCACGCCAGCGCGCGGCGCCGTAATTGGTGCGGGAGTTCCCAACCACGCGGACCAGATTGCCTTGTACGACATCGTCCGCAAGATGGAGCGCGGAGGTAAGCGGCTTACAAACGATCAGCTCGAAGAGTTGATCCGGATGAACAGCCGGGCGCCGAAGATCACAGAGAGCACGGCGGACCAGGCGCAGGCCTCCATGTTCGGCGAAGAGGAGATGACGCGCTCACTGCTGCCGGAGAAGGCCATCGTTTCCGACTATGTGCGGTCGCAGCTGAAAGCGGAGAGGAAACTTTTCGGGGCGGTGTCTTCCCAAGCGGCCGCGGAGCGTTTAGGGGAGGCCGGTAACGTTATCCAAACCAGTACCAATGCGGCCAAAGCCGAGGGTGCAAATCAGGGCATTTCGCTGTACGATAAGCTGAGCACTTCAGCCGGACCGATCGATGGCATTCTCGACCGTGCAGCGCAGCGACTTGCCAATGGAGAAAACGCCAATGACGCCAAAGAGCAAGCCTACCGAGAGACCCGAGACTATCTCGCGCAGCAGATCCGTCAACTCTCCGGAATTCCGGAGGGAGATGCTCGACGAGTTAGTGGAAGCCTACCAGCAGGGGACAGTGAAGCTCGCGCCGGGCAACACGATCAAGCCCCGGTAGTCGAACCGCAGCCCGCGCCGGCCGCGGAATCCCCTAAGTCCGACCTCGAGCGCCAGGTCGAAGCCGCGCGCGCAGAGCATGACAAACTCGTCGAGGCAGCCAAAGCCCGCCTCAAAGCCAGAAAGAAGCGACTCGAGCGCGGCAGTTTCTCACAGCGGGACTCGGAAGCCGGCCAGGGACTCTTCAGCAAGCAGGATTTCGACGACATGGTGCTGGTGGCGGGGGACTACATCCACCGCGCCGGCGATGCCTTCGTGGAATATGTCAAGGCCATGGTGGCAGAGTACGGCGACACTGTGCGCCCGCTACTGCGGAAAGCATACCTTGCGGCCAAGACGCGGGCGCAGGCGCAGGACGATCTTTTCGCGGAGCGGCCGGCGGCGCCGGAGCCCGGCGGATTCACTCCGGAGGCGCTGCTGCACGATCGGCTTACCGCTCAGATGAAATCCGGCGGGCGGGTCAAGGCTTCGAAGTTGAAGGCGGCGCAGTCGCGGAGTCTGTTCGACGAGGAAGGGCCGGAGAGCGGCAACCTGTTCGCAGCCGAGGATCTGCCGCGGGCGGAGCGGGAGAGCTTGAGTCTGTTCGCAGGCGACGAGCGCGGGAGTTTTTCGTTCAAGGCGAAAAGCGGCGGCGGCGTGGCGGACTCATTTCTGCGGGCGGATCTCAAGGCGGTAAAGGAACTGAAGGCGAAGAGGGACGCGGGCCTGGCCGCGGTGAAGAAGGCGGCCGCCGATCCCGCGGAGAAGGCTTTCGGGCAGCGGCTGGTCGAATACTACACGGGCGAGCGTGACATGTGGGTCACGCGCGTCAACCAGGTGCTCGATCGGCTCAAGGCCCTGGTGCCGGGAGCGGTGGAGCGGCAGGGCATCGCCATCTACCGTGATTTCAAGACACGGCCCGGCGAGCTGCAGCAGTGGCTCAACGGTACCCACGTCAATTTGCGGACGCTCAGCGGCGCCGATCTAAAGACTGCGATGGATCGGATCCAGGAGTTGCGGCCGGCAATCCTGCAGGCGCTGCACCCCACGAAACGTATGCTCGATGCGGATAAGGTGCTGACCACGATCGCTGAGGCGTCATTCGCCGAGGGGCATCGGTTGGGATTCATCCCTCGAGAATTGAACTCGGAGCGGTACTTCACCCACCTGTTATTTCCGAAGGGCGAAGCGCCGGTGCCGGTGCCGATCGGAGAGCGAATGGGAAAGGCGCTCGGCGGCAAGATCGGTCGGGAGTACGCGTTCTCGGCGAGGCGCGAATATCCCACCGTGCTCGATGCGATCGCGGACAATGTGAAGCCGAAGACCCTCGACCCGTTCGTAGCGTTTGCGATTCACGGCGACGCTTTCGCCACGGCGCGCGCGACTCACTTACTGATCGAGGCCCTGCGGCGTCCGGGAGTCGGAGGGTACGCCAACGGCGCCGCTAAATGGTTCGCCGGTTCGGACCGCCGGATTCCGGAGGGCTGGGTCGCGGCCGCGCGCCATTCTCGCTTGTTCTCACAGGATGGCGAGTATGTAGACCCAGTGACGGGAGAAAAGGTACTCGCGGAGCAGCAGCTCTATGTCCCCAAAGTTATCGACCAGGCTCTGCGGCCGATCACGGATCCGGATTACATGAACCGGTTGCCGGGCTTCGCGCAATTGCGACACACGCAGGCATATCTGAAGGCCGTACAGTTGGGTCTCTCGTTCTTCCACGTGACCACCGAGAACTATATGGCTCTGGCCAACATGGGGCCAAAGGGTTGGTGGCAAGGCCTACGTGCCGATCGCGATAGCGCCGACTTCCTGAAGGCGGAGCGGGAGTTCATCGGGCACGGCGGTACCACCTCGGTGCTCGGGCGCACGGTGGAAGCGTACAAAGCGCTCGAGCCCGGGCTGATTCCGACCTGGGGGGATATTTGGAAGAGCGCTCCGGTGGTGCGCGAGGTCGACCATCTCGCCGGCAAAATCACGGAATTCACTTTCGGCAAGATCCAGCGTCAGTTCAAGGTCACCGATTACGGACTCCATAAGGCGGCCTGGCTGGCGGACCACCCGAACGCGACGCAGATGGAGACGCGGGCGGCCATGGGCTCGATCAGTAAAGAGATTAACGCGGTCTACGGTGGGCTGAACTGGGAGAATCTTGGGATCAACCACATGAGCGTCGAGGTCACGCGCGCGCTGTTATTGGCGCCCGATTGGACGATCAGTAACGTGTTCAATCTCAAGTACTCGTTCGAACGCGGTACAGAGGCTGGGAAGCTCGCGCGTATGTTCTGGATCCGCCAACTGGTGGGCGGGATCGCTCTGACGGAGGCCACTAGCCTAATGCTGGGCGGGAGACTGTCGAAGGATCCCACGCAGGTGTACATGGGGCACGACAAGGACGGAAAAGACATCTACCAGAACGTGTTTTTCAAGGGCGCCGGGGGCGACGTCGTCAACTTTGTGCACGACACGCTCGACTACGGCGGAGTGCAGGGGCCGATCCGGTTCATGGCTGGGAAGGGCGCCCCGTTCATCCGGACCGGGATGGAGCTGGCGAACAACGAGGACTTCCTGCACCGCGAGCTGATTCCGAAGGGCATGAATCCGGTGGCGTCGACGGCGCGCGGACTCTGGGAAGCGGCTAAAGGCGTCGCGCCCACTCCGCTCACTCTGACGAACTGGAAGGACATGCTGATCGGTCCGAAAGCGGATCAGTACAGTGTGCCGGAGTTTCTGACGGTTCCCTTCGCTGGAACGGCGCCGCGGCACGTCCCCTCAGGTGGCATGCGGATGAGACACGGCGAGCTCGAAGAGTACGAGCCGCCGGCGAATCGGTCGATCTGGGATGAAATCGTTTCGGGCAAGCGCTAGTATTTCCCGCCGTGGGTGATCGCCGAGTTGGCATCCATGCGCGCCTCGCGGATCTTCCGTATGGCGACGGCGCGGTCGGGGCCTGGTGGGACGTCAGAAATGATCTGGCAGACGGCCTGGGCTAATACCTGGCGTACGCGGCTGCCCGCTTCGATTTGTTCCGGGGTCCACGCGTGGTAGTCGAAGGCATCGAACACCGCGGCTTCGACGGCTGGAGTGAGTGTTGTTGCGCGCGTGATGTCCACCTTGGGGACGGCAGGCTCGGAGAGTTGTTGTGGTGTCATGCCTTCAAGTATGGCGAATTACCACTCAGAGGGGAACATGGCGGGGTGGATTTCGGCGGTGGTGGCGTTTTTGGCGATCGCAGGCCAACTGGTGAACGTGTATCTGAATCTGAAGCTGCGGAACTCCGTGCTCGAGTCAGAGACGCGAATACTCTCCGAGGTGGCCCTCACCTATAAGCGCAAAGACGTCTGTGCGGCGGAGATGTCGGCGCTGGTGCGCGAGAGCTCTTAATTTTGCGCGCCCGTGAGCAGGACCTTTTCGAGCACTGTCATCTGCCATTCTTTGCCCGAGTTGTCGAGCAGGTAGAACTTACCCTTCACGAGCGCATACTTCACGGAGCCGTGCAACGTGACATCCGGCGTGTGGCCGCCTCGCGCGGCGCACATGACCTGGTAGACGAGGCCCGGCGTCTCGATCCGCAGACCGAGCCAAGCCGTGGGGCTGAAATTGAGTGAGAGGGAAGGCCCGGCGGCTGCGGGGTCGGGGAGGCTGCCGAACATTGCCACAGGCGGCTCGCGTTGCAGAGCGTGAGCAGTCTCGATGATAGTTCCGGGTTTCCACTCCCGCTTGGGCGCCGCGGCGAATACCGCGCAGACTGCGGCGAGCACTAGGAGTACTCTCATTTGGCGGCCTTCTTTCTTTTGTTCCCCCAGCGTTTGAGCGCGCCCTTTCTGCCCTGCTCTTTGCGTTGCTCAGGGGTGAGGGCTGATGTGCCCTTTGGGACGCGCGCGGCGCCGCCCTTGGCTCCGATCGTAGCTAGGTATTCGCTGATGACGTCCTGCTTAGCCATAAGTCTACCTTAAGCCGTTAAAACCTTTTTTGCAACGCCGGTGCTGTTTTCTCTTGATTGTTTAAGCTGCTTAAGCTATTCTGGTTTCAGGAGGCAATGCGAATGAGCGCGGCGTACATGGTGAGCCCGAGACCGATCGAGTCGAAGCCGATCAGTGGACTGAGAGAGCCGGTGGAATTCGAGCCAAACAAGCCGGTCGAGATGGCGTTGAAGTACTCGCAGGGCAAGACGGTGAACACGCGGACCGGAGAGAGAGTGATGTTCTCACTGGTCGACGGGCGGGTGATGTTCCTGGATCCGGAGCCGGCGGCGAAGATCGCGGCACTGGGCGCGCGGGCGGGTGAAAAGATTTGCGTGTGCATGCAGTGGAGCGGGAAGCGCGGGGATCCGCGCGAGTGGACGGCCTGGCTATCGACGGACTCGGAGCTCCGGAGGGCGCAATCGGACGCCAGGGCGAACGGCGACAAGTGGAACGATCGTAGACTGGAGGACAAGATGATTCAACGGGTGGAATCGGCTGCGCAGGCACCGCCGATCGCCGCGGCGGCGCCGGCAGCGCAGCAGATGATGAGTCCCGAATCGCTGGCATTGCTCTCGCAGTGCCGGCAGCTGGTGGACGTCTTTTGGTTCACCCTGTCGTACGCTCGCAAGGAATACGGCGACCAGGTTAGCGCGCAAACGGTCCTCGGGCTGGTTCAGGCGGCCGCGGCGCCGAAGAAAGCGGGGCGCTGAATGCGGGAGATCGGCGCCGGAGTGCTGCTCGCGATCTACGCGGCCGACGTGTTTCTTGGGGCGCGCCTGCTATGGTACGCGTTCCATCGGACGAGGGGCAAATGATGAATACCGAGAGGATGCTCCGCGAATTGCACGACGAGCTCCGCGCCATCGACACCGCGATCCGCCGGCTGGAGCGCGTGCGGGATGGGAAGGGCAAGCGCGGCCGGAAATCGATGGGCGCCGACGAACGGCAGGAAGTCTCCGCGCGCATGAAAAAGTACTGGGCAGGCACCAGGGCGGTGATTGTCACTCGCCTGCGGGATAAGGGGACAGAATGAAAGTCACCTGCCCGGTTTGTAAGCGCGAGGTCGAGACCTGGCAGGAAGCGCCGGAGGTCATGGTATGGCACACCGGCAGGAGCCTGCCATTGCGGCGGTGTCCGGGATCGAATGTCACCCGGATCGAAGCCCTGGCTGGACCGGAGCCGGCCCGCCCGTACTTCAGGCAGGATGACCCGTGGCGAAAAGCCCGGTAATGAGAGCAGCCATCTACGCCCGCGTGTCCACCAAACAGCAAAAGCAGGACATGCAGCTCGACGAGTGCCGGGCTTTCGCCAAGGTCAACGGCTGGGAAGTGGTGGAGTACCTCGAGACGGAAAGCAGCGTCAAAAAGCGCCCGATCTTCGACGGCA